GGTCGCCGTTGGTTACGGACGGCGACGGCGGTTTTTGAATTGCGTTTTCTATTGCGAGGCATTCGGGTGTGAGAGATTTTTCCGCTACCGCCGCCGTATAGGCGACCACCTAAAAAAAGTGATTGCAAGGGCGGGTTGAGGAAGTAGAACAGGCCATCGAGGATTTTCTCCGTTTGGTGCAGATATAATCTGGTGGACCAATCGAATTTGAGACGCTCGAGAGCCCATTGCGGGAGCGGTGATCGCAAGGCGATTGCGCGAAAACGCAAGGCTGCTGCTTCAAGGCGGGCAGGCAGATCCGCTAGTTGTAGGGCTTGCATAGCTGCATATATAGGGCGAGTGAGTTTGCCCATGATGCTGCGGGAATACAGCCCGGAATTCGCAACCTTGTCAGCGCGCCGGTAGGCTTCAACGCGGAACCCGTCGGTAACGAACTGTTTCGAGAGGAAATCCATTTCGTGCAGGTGACCGGTTTTGAAGTCTTTGGTGCAGACTCCGAGTCCAACGTGGCCGATGTTCTGGGGCGAGAGGATCTTCTCGAAAGCGGCCTGAGAGACTGGACCGTCGGCTTTGACGAGAGCGTCGTCACCGGCGGCGAACACGATACCGCGGAGGCCCATTTTGTAGAGGGCGAACTCGTGGAAGAGAATGCAGCGAATCGTGTTGAACAGAGTGGTCCGAAGGGGATGGCCGGAAGGGACTGAGCCGAGAAGGTCGAATATGTCACCTTTGGTGGACGTGGCGGCATAGATCTCGGAGAACAAACCGTTTCGGATACGCTCCAAATAGAACGCCGGGAGCTCGAGGTGCGGGGCGAGGAGGTCGAAAAGCGCGGGCCCGATGACGTGGTCGATGTGTTTGAGGAAGATCGCCCATTGGGAGGCGTCGAACCCGGCGCCGTCGGCCATATACCAGAAAGCCTCGAGAAGAGAGCCCAGACACTTGGCTTTCTCAATTTGCTTACCGAGCGCTTTGAGGTTAAGCCCAGAGGTAAAGCCGGGGAAGAATCCTTTGGCGATTTTGATCATCAACCTCGCGGTGTAGGCTCCTGCGACAGTGAAGGGGACTCCGAAACAGCCGATATTCCTGGGCCTAGCGTTGGGGTTATCAACATGGACCTCATCGGTCTTGGAGAAGAACGAGATCTTTTCCGACCAGTGACCGTCGTCGAGGTCTTGAAAACCCTTCTGGTAAGCTCTCCTTTTTCCTGGGGCTGTGTCGGCGAGGAAAGTTTCCCGAGAAAAATCGAGCTTGAGGCTCTCGATGATCGCTGGAGCGGCTTTCAAAAACGCCCTGATTCGGACGTCGGCGAAGGCGAGAAATTCGGCGGCGAGGCTCTCGTTGGGCAGCTGGAGGGCGTTGCACTGACGGGTAAAGATCGAAGCTTCGACGTTGATTTTACAACCGCCGAAGTGAGTGACCGCTTGCTTGAGGCCGCTGAAGATCTTCGTGTAAGTCTTTTGGCAGGTACACAGCAAGGCGGTGGTCTTCTTCTTGATGAGCACGGAAGCGTTACCCATCGGCCAGTATAGCCGGTTCGAGGTGGCTGGGTCGTAATGCTTCTCGCTGACCCTACCTCCGAATCTCCTCCACCAGTAAGTCGGGGCGTTGGTCCAGGAAACTTCGCCGAAATGGAAGAATGGCTCGACCTGACGGAGTAGGGGGGAGACGAGGGAGATGGCGAGGAGGAACACGTCGCCAGCGAGGTGCCAGCTGGGGGCGTACGCGTAACCTGGGCATCCGACCGAGGAGAGCAAGACGAAGACGAAATCGTGAAGGGCCGAGCGGTTGAG